CTGCTGCTTTGTCCGCTGCTGCTTTGTCCGCTGCTGCTTTGTCCGCTGCTGCTTTGTCCGCTGCTGCTTTGTCCGCTGCTGCTTTGTCCGCTGCTGCTTTGTCCGCTGCTGCTTTGTCCGCTGCTGCATTAACTTTATCTAAAGAAAAAGGCAATTGCCTAAATAATTTCTTTCTGCTTTCTTTTTGGTCTTTGTTGTCGTTAACAAACGCGGCCCATTCTTTGTCCGAACTATTTTTGCTTAATACTTCGCCTTTAAAAAAAGTTTTATACGTATCGTCTACTAATAAATAACCTTTTGCCATAATTTCTATTTTTTTATTTTTTATTTTGGTTTTTTCCCGGTAAGGCTTGGCCCAGTTGTCGAAATGTTTATTAAAATCGCAACCAAAGCAACCAGAAGGGACAGAACCCCAATCTTCTACTAGGAATTTTTGGAACAAATCAAACATTGCGCCGTTGTGTCTAACGTCGGCGCTTTGTTTGTTTGCTAATTCGTGCTTTGTCATGGTCTAGGATTAGACGGTTAAAGCATCGAAGAAAGTTTTAGTTGTCGCAACGTCCGTTAACAACAATCTATAAGGAAGCGTAGGCTCTAGGTCTGGTTCCTTCGAAATAATCGGTATAATAAAAGAACCGCTATTTTCCGCCGAGTTAAAAGCCGCATCGCCTAATTTTAAGCCGTTGCTAAAACCATAAACCCAATAAGTTTCTTCGCCAGTCGGTCCGCCCGATTTTTGTCTAATAAAAGCGACAACTTCGGCGCCGTTAACTAAAGATTTTAGGAAAAGCATAGACTTTTCGGTTACGGCTTGCGACCATAAGTCTACGTTGTGAGTTACGAACGTACCGAAATCGGTTTCCGTCGTAGCAAAGCCAGCTTTTAAAAGCTGCTTGTTTGGGATTCCTTCAATTGCAACCGCGTTTAAGTTCGCCGCAGTACCGGCAAAAGCCGTTATTGTGTGCTGGGTTGAACTATCCGAAACGGTAAAATCCGCTAAATTATCTTTAATAGTAGATAAGTTTACAAGCTTAATTTCTTGTTGAAGTCCTCCGGTCGATTTATCGGTACAATTATAGACTAAATTATCTATAATTGTACCACATGTACTAGTTGGCATATCTTTTCTGTATTAAAATTAAATTGCTAAAATGAAATCTTTTTCTAGCGGGACTTTTACGTCTACCGTAGTTTTCGCGCGAATATGTAACTTTTCGGTTACTTCGTCGTAAATAACTTTAAACCCTTTTAAGTGGTTTTCGTCGCAAGTTCCGACCGATTTATTACCGTCGTACGTTAAAACCCCTCTATGTGGTTTATCGTAAGCCGTATCGCCTGGATTTATCAAAAATTTGATAATATCCGACCATTCATTCCTAATAATAATTGGAATACCTAGGTAGTTCAAATTTACTAAAGAATAGCCGCTAGAAGTAGTACCGTCGTGGTTCATATTGAAACAACAATTAACTTCTTTGTTTTCTTGCAACCAGTGCAAGTAATTAACCGCCAATTCGCGAGTAAGTTCGAATTTTAAACCAGCTTTCGACATCATGTGGGGAAAGTTTAAAAGCATTTTGTCGTACATTGCTTTTAAATAATTCTTACCAGAATCGGCCGCTAAATTTAATTGGTCTACGAAAGTAGTTTCCGCATTTTCTGTAATTACAACCCTTTGGGCCGTATTTGCTGGCGTAGCAATTGCTAACCATTGAACGAATAGACCGTCTATTCCAGCGTAACCCGCCGTTGCGTTCGTTTTGAAATCGAAGTAAGCTATACGCCATAACGACTCGTTGTGGTGTTCTTTAACACGATCAACAATATACGCAATCAATACGTTATCTATATCGTTATCGTATTTTTCACAATTGATATTCCAGAAGGCTCTAAAATCTCTTGTAAATCCTGGGTCAGTCATACAAATAATGATTTCGCAATCATATTTCGTTGGGTTCCAAAATACATTAGAAGCGGTATCGCCTATTGTACATTCGTTGTAATTACAACCAGCCGCGGTATCGCTCTTTTTCAAGAACCCCCATTGCTTGGTCTTTTCCATAATTGGCACCATATCGTTACTTTCGATTCCCGTAGCTATCGAATGTTCTCTAGTGAAGTCTGAAGTTTCCATTATTTCTTGGAAAACTACTTCTGATATGTTGGCTTTTCTTGCTTTCGAAATGGTATTAGCCGCAGTTAGTACCGCGTCTAAACCTGGGAAATTAAATCCTGGCATTATCGTACAAATTTAAAGTTAGTAAATTCTTTTTTCTCTTTTTTCTTCTTTTCAGAAGATTTACCGTCGTTTTCTAGTGCTGCTTTGAAGTCAGAACTTAAATTTTTAAACGATTGGATTTTCGCCTTTAAGGCTTTAATCTCTTGGTCTTTTTCAGAAGCCGAAGTAGAACCTTTTAAAGTTTCTATTTGTGCTTTTAGATCTGCTATTTCCGCGTCTTTCGCCGCTGCATCGTCCCCAGAATCTTCTACGATTTCAGTTAGTACGCCCGCTTCGAATTTGTATTGCGTTTTAGCGTCTGCTAGTTTGAAGGTCCCTTCTGCTGGGTCTTCCTTGTACTTCGCTTTGTCGCCTACTTTTGGTACGTCCCCTTCGCCTAATTCGTAAAAATCTAGGACGTCGTTCGTTTCCGTAAAGACGTCTAGGTTTTTAAAGGATTTACCTTCTAGTAAAGCTTCAATTTTAGCGAAAATACTTTTTGCTTTTTTCTTGTTACTCATTTTGTTAGATATTTGGTTTTTAAATTTTAAAAGGGCTTTAGGCTTATCTACTTTTTCGATTTCAGTAGCGAACCTAATATTTAGACATTCTTCGGAAGAAATAGCCGTTTCCGCGTCCATTAGTTCCCTAGCTTCTTCTACGGTTAAATTCGTATGCGAAGCGTAATGGTTAGCGATTTGGATATTTACCGCTTCCAGGTCCGAAGAAAGTCTTTGCAATTCTTTTGCATCGCCTACGGCATAAGTCCAAGCGTTATGCACGAAAGGGCTAATATATTCGTTAACGATTCTTTTATCCCCAGCCAAGAAAATAACCGTTGCAATAGAAGCGCATCGGCCGTCGCATCGCGTAGTTATTTCGACTTTGTTTTCAGTCGCGTATCTTCTTAAGGCTTGATAAATAGCGAAACCTTCTTCTACGTCGCCGCCGTAAGAATTAATTCTTACAAGTAAAGGTTTTCCTTCTGCTTTTGCTAGTTGTTCGTTTAAAGCCGATAAATTAAAATAGCCATTTTCTAAAATCCAAGAATCTTGAAAAGGGACTATTTCGCCGTAAATTTGTACGTCAAACATTTATTTTATATTTATAATATTTGTAAAAGTATATAAAAACCTAAATACTTCGTTTGTAATAGGTATTACAAATTTTTAAATCTGGGATATTTTAAAAGATTCTATAATAGAGTTTGGCGGTAAATCTACCGTTTCTTGCATTTCTTTTAAAATATTCATTATTTGGCGGGGTTGTAGTCTAAAATGGTCCGCCGTAGTCTGGTAGTTTAACATTTTATTTTTACCACCTAAAGCCTGGTAAAAACCAACTATTTTTAAGTTGGTATATATGTTTGGCGAAACCAAACCAATATTAATAAATACTTTTAATAAAACTAGCTTATCTTTTAGAAAGTCGTATTTAGTCATTTTTTAGCGGGCATTGGTTAGTAGATATTATTCTAGTCCTTAATTTTAAAGATAAGACGCAACCGCACAAAGTACACATTTTTTTAGATAAAACTTTAATTTCGTCGTCTAGCTGCAATTGTTTGATAGGTTCGTCTTTATAGTTCGGGCAAGATACGCAAATTTTAGCCCGTTCGGTAGCTAAAGCTTCGATTTTTTCCGAAGGGTTTTTGTAATTAAATAGCCCTTCGGAAACCTTATCTATATTTTTAATTCCGGAAATTATTCTTTTAGAAGCTTGCCCCATTTTCTATATTTATATTTGTTGTTCGTTCTGCTATTCCAGAAGCCGCACCGGACGCCGTACCTATTGCCGAACCTCGTTCTACGGCCAAACCTATAACTTCGGCCAAGACGTCCGTATTTAGCCCTTGCGTTATTTGGTTTTGTATTGAAGGAAGCGAAGACCCAATTAACCCCCCAGCGGCAAAAGCTACGCCCCCTTGGTCCTGGTTAATTTCGGATAAAAGACCCGCATATTTTGCCGTAGATTTTTTATTTATAATAGCTTCGCCGCCTTCGAACTCTATAGGCGTTTGCCCCGCCACTATTCCAGGTATTCCGCCCTGGGCATGCGAAGCACCCCTAGCCACCCCGCCGCGTTGGAATTTGGCCCCGGATATTTTAGCGACATTTAAAAGACCCGCGGCAACCGCAGCACCCGCAGCAACCGGACCGGCTACTAGACCGGCTGGCCCCCCTATAGATAGACCCGCAGCGTATGCCGATACCGCACTTTTGTAGGTATCTATTGTAGCTTGCGCTATCGCTATAACTTTGAAAGCCGCGGTATTTTCTTTAAATAAACCTTGAACGGTCCCAAGTGTAGAACTAATTGAGTTTAACCTTGCCGCCTCGGACGCTTTGGTTATTTCTTCTTTATTCTTCGCGTACTTTTGTTCTAGTTGGTTTATTTGGGCTAGATTATTGTTTAACGTCGCTAGTTTATTCGCGTCTTTTTCTACTAGTATTTGGTTTTCTAGTTCTTCTTTTACTAGGTCTAGTTCTTGCTGGATAGTATAATTTTCTTCGTCCGCCTCGATTTTTAAATTAAACTTATTATAAATATCGTCTAGGTACTTTTGGGCCTCCATTTCGTATTGTTGGTCCAATTGTGCCGAACGTATTTCGAACTCGGTAGCGCCTTTAGCTTCTAAAGTAATTAATTCTTCTTGGTAGGCTAAAGCCTGGGTAAGTTGTTTTTGTTCCGCTAGTTGGTCGCTATATAATTTATCTATCGAATTTTTAGCCGCTTCGGTTTCTTGCTTAAGTTGTAAGTCTTTACCGTAATACTCCGAAGTAAGAAGGGCCAATTCGTTTCTTTTGGTTTCGATATATAAATTAGAATTTTCTAACGCCGTACCGGATAAAGATTGCGATTTTATAGCCTCGGCTTCTAGTTCCTGGTTTATATTATTTTGTTTCGCCTTAAGTTCGTCGTCTAGGATTTTTTTTCGCGAATCGGCGATAGTTTGAAGCCTGGTTTTTTCTTCTTCGATTAACGCCTGGGATAGTACTTTTTCGTTTGCCAGTTTAGAAGAATTATTTAAAATATAATTATTTAATTCGGTACCGGCAAGCCTTATTTTTTCATCTACTAAATTTTTTGCTAATTCTAGTTGTTCTTTAAGCGCTTCTTGTTCCGCTTTTTTAGCTTCTTCTATTTTCTTCCTTGCATCTTCTAGGGATTTTTTAGAAGCTGCTATTTGTTCCGGGCTTAAGGAATCTTTAGTTACATTTTTAGTTACTTTAGTTTCTTCTACCGAGCCGGAAATATTAACGTCTTTAGATTCCGGTATTTTAGTTTTGAAGTTTTCCAGTTTTTTGGTAAGCTTATCGACGTCCACGCCTAAAACTTCCAATATAGGGGCCACGTTAGAAACAATATCTTGAAGGGTACCTAAAATAGTATTTTTTATTTTTGCAAAAGTGGTCGTTATAATGTTACCAAAATTTAAAAACCCTTGCGTTAGCGCGTTTAGTGCGCCTTTTAAATCCCCGCTAAATAAAGCCGTAACTACATTTACAAAAGTAGAAATTACATTCCCGAGTATTTTAAAGCCTCCTAAAATAACACTAAAAGAAGTAGAAACTACGCCGGACAAATAGGCCCAAGCGTTCGCCAGTAATACCCCGACTATATTTATAATAGGTTGTATAGCGTCCCTAAAGTCGCCAATATATTTTAGCGCCGAAGTAAAAAATTCTAACGCTTTGGTTTTTATATTTGCCCAAGTGGTCCCGAAACCTTCGATTTCGAAAAGCCTCGCTTGTTCTTTGTTATATTCTTCGTTAGCTTTTGCTAAATTAAGTTGCGATTTCGCCACGGCGTCTAGTTCAGTCTTTGCCGCGCCAGAAATAGCCTTTAAAACATTTAAAGCCCCGCCCGCATCTTCGCCGGCCCCTTTGAAGACGTCGGCGGTAAGTTGTGCTAGTTGCTGCTGGTTAAGGTTCGCCTTTTCCGCTTCTGCTGCTATTGAAGATAGGGCGTCTTTTGTAGTTATTTCGCCAGTTCTTACCTTTTTAAGAATATCGTCCGTAAAAGAAGCCCCAAAAGCATTTACTAAAGCGTCCCTAGTTGTTTTAGTTTGTTCTTCTAAAGCTAGGCCGGATTCCTTAATAGCATCGGGCAATTTATCGGCGTAAATACCTAAAGTACTACCTTCGTTTAGTATATTGGTAAATTCTCGGGCCGAAAAGCCAGCCTTCTGGAAAAAGACGTCATATTCCCCCAAGGAATCCAAAAATTCTTCGTTTTGTGCGCCTCCGGTTGCTAACCCTTCGCGAATTACGGTATTAGCTTCGGACATCGAAATACCGTACGCTTTCGAAAGCGAATTAGCTTTTTCGGCTATTTCTTCGAACGATTTATCGAAAGTTTTAGCCGTGGCTTCTATCTCGGAACGTACTTTCGAAGTTTCTTGGGAACTTACCCCAAAACTACGTAATAGAAGATTCGATTCTTTTAAACCTTCGTTAAAATCGAATATAAATTTAGTAGTCGCACCGATTGCAACGATTGCAGCGATTGCAGCCCCTAAAGGTGTGGCGATAAAGGCCCTAGCCTGGGCTACCATTCCTTGAAGGCTGGCACCTACGCCCGCGCCGGCTTCGCGTAATTGATCCAGTCCGCCCTTGAAATCCCCATTTTTAAAGGAAGCCAAAGCGCCTTCGAACGCTTCGCGATAGTTACCTATATTTAAAATTCTTTTTTCGTCCTGGGAAACATTGGCCCGGATAGTCGCCGTATTTTCGTCTATTATCGCGTTTAGTTTCTTAATATCTTCGCTTTCGCCATTGGTCGCCGTCGCAAGCTGGTTCCTAATCTTTATTAGTTTAAGGTTATCTTCGCGTAGTTCTTGTACGCTTTTGCCTTCGCTAGTGTAGTTTTGAAGTAGGCCATTTTGGGCGAAGATAACCGCCTGGTAACTTGTAGAAAGCCCCCTATTTTCAGTAGATAAAGCTTTTACTTTTTCTTCGTTTACCGCAATAGCGCGGGAATTTACTTCGTAGGCCTTGGCAAGTTCCACGACTTCGAATTGCGCCTTTTTAATTTGGGCGTTTGAATCGTCTATTAATTGGTTGTAAGCCGATTGGGTAATATTTCCGGCCTTTAGTTCGTCCGTTAATTTCTTTTGGCTCGCTTCCTGGTTTTTTATTTCCTTTTGGGCGTCCTTTAGTCCTTTCGTATATTCGGAAATATAATCTTTGTTGGCCGCTTTTAGTTCGCCTATTTCTTTTTTATTGTTTGCGATTTTCGTAATAATCGCCGAGTCGTCAATATCGAAACGCGCTAAAATTTCAGTATTTGCCATATCTTTTTAATTATAAGTAAGCGTTGCTTGAATAGAACAATAGTTGTATATAAGTCTGTAAGTCATAGTATTAGTATTATACGCCCAAAGTTCGTAAAAAATTGTTAAACCGTATTGCGTCCCAGTTGGTGGAATATACGTCCCGTCTACTTTGTGGGGTTCTATAACTAATTGGTCCACAAAATTAGCTTGTACCCCTATTTGCATGGCTATAATATTTACGGCCCAAAATTCACTAGTCGGCCCAGGTTCCTGGTCGAAATCTATTGGTATAATGTGCGAAATAACTTCGTTAGGTCGTAAGGGTGCGTTCAGTTCGAAATCGTTGTTTAGGTATTGCGTATCTTGCCCACCGTTTGAAACATTTAAAGACAAAGAACGGCCCCAAGCTTCCGTATAATTAATAGTAAAATTTTTAACTACATTATAAGCCAAAGTTAAAACATTTGTTAAAGTATTCAAAATATAAACATGATAATTATATGTAAAAATTCTGGGCGTAACCGTGTAGTCGTACGTATTATCTATATTTAAAGAATGTAAAGTTAATACATTCCCAAATTGAACCACTCCGGCCCCTTGGATAATATCGTCGCCGAAGGTTGTTAATAAGCCCCCGTTATAGTTTTGGAACTCTATTTGTGAAATAACTTCGTTAGGGCCTAAAACCACCCCGATATATAATTCGTTAGTAATATTAAAATCGTAGTTAGTTGGTACTTCGGCTTCCAGCGTTATATCATGCACTAGCGTAGTTATTCCGGTCCCGCCACCTGGGCCGAACTCCGTTTCTATTAATTCCGTTTGGTTTATCTTCAGAACTTGCACGGTAGTAGGTTTATTAGGTACAAAATTCGAAACTTTATTTAATAAAAAAGACCCGCCTAATTGTTCCAAATATATTTTTTCTGTAAAGTCTATATTTTGGAAATCGTTTTTGTTTAAATAAACTTGTATTTCTAAAAGTTTCGTTTTATTCAAAACGTAGCCTAGTTTAGAATACCATTTTCTTTTAATTTCGCTAAAGGTTAGCCCGTCGTTTCGTTCTAAAGGTAAAGAATTAAATACCGCACTAGCACCCAAAGCACTACTAGCAATAGTTACCGGGTTAGTTAGTACCGTATCGGTATATTTTATAAAATAAAAACGGTTATCTAGGGCTTTATATTTTACGGCGCTATTATCTTTTATTTCTTTATTCCATAATTTATAAGTCTTAACCAGCCTATCGTCTACCGTTATTTCCTTTAAATATTCCGGCGTATAAAATTTAGATTGTATTACCGTCTTGAAATCTTTTAAATTTTCGTTTTCGATAGAGAAAAAAGCGTCGTTATAATCGGCGTTACTTGCGTTATATTTATGTTTTAGTGTATTTTCTTTTCCGTAGGCCCCGAAGATATATTTTTCGGATTTCAAACGAATAAATTTTTCGGACCAGTCGCTAGCCATTGGGGTAAGTACTCGTTCGTTAAAAGTAAGAAAATGTATATTCGTAGTATATCTATTTTTAAAAGGTGTTAGGCAAAAAAGCCACAAAATTTCGTTTATAAAATCTTTGATTAACAATTTATCGAAAGCTTCCTTAAAATCTATCGCTTCGCCCTGGTATAGATCTAGCGTAAAATTCCCGTCCCCGATAACATAATCGGCGTAGCCTCCGGCGTTTTGTCTAAAAATTGCCGAGGCATAAAAATATAGTTCGTCCCCTTCTTGAACGGGTATATATAATTCCTGGTTAAATAATATTGTATAAAAAGTATTCGAATTTCTATTTTCTACAATCAAAGGGCAAGTAAAAGTATCTTGTTCTATTTGTCCCGAGTTATAAATATAGGTAGCTTCGAACCTATATGTATGGTAAGAAACGCGAATTTGTCCTTCGCTCGGGCAAATATAAAATTCGTAGTTATTCGGGGCCGTGTATTGGATAAGTCCCGCAGTTAAAAGGTAGGTATTTAAGTCTATTGGTACCAAAGTTTGGCCCCCACTATATATGGCCGAAGAACTAGTAACGTCCAGAAGTGGCGTGGTCTGGTCTAGTCCTACCGTCGTACCTTTTGGGTAAGTTAGCCAAAGATCCTTATAATCGTCGTAGTTAAATAATTCGCCGGAAAAAGTAAAGCCGTAAGTTTCGAAAATCTTTGCAAAAAGCCACGGAATACTAACCGCCGGGATAAGATAGTCGGCGTTTATTGTAGGCTCGTTTAAAATAGTACCGCCGCCGTTATAGTCTGCAATAATATATTTGTAAGGTAAATTATTAAGTATTGAATCCTGGATAGTGGTAATAGTCCTAAAATGGTTTATTTCGGTTAGGTCCAAATCGCTCATTTTCTTGTTATCTATCGCTTTATAGAAATCTATCATACCGTCATAAATTGCGATAGTATAATATTCTTCGTCCCTGGATAGAATAACGGCCCAGCCTTTATATATTATAAATTCCCCGCTTTCGGCGTCTAGTAAATCGGCGTCGTTTTTAGTATATGGCGTATTCGAAGAATTACCCACGACCCCCAAATAGCCTAGGGCCTTTTCGTTTGCCGCGGTATTTTTTATTTTTAATTGTTTAGAAAAATTAGTTTGTCTAGTAGATAGTACGGCTATATCGTCCACTTGTTTAGAAAGTGAAATTTCCCTAGCTTCTTTTAGGTCTATTTGTACGCTATTGATATATAAAATATAACTCATATCTATAATTTTCTAGTTATAAGGTCCGGCATGTTAAATTCTAATTCTAGTTGCGTATTTTGGTATTTCCTACTAACTATTTGATTACCCCCAGAAGCTAGAGTAATTTCGACCCAATCGTCTTGGGTGCTTACTTGGTTCGGTAAACCTCTAAATAAATATATCTTCGGACTAATAAACATATCGGCGATATAGACCATATCGTCTTCGCTAAAAGTTTCAAAGACTTTCAAAGAATCCGAACCGTTAACCCCTATATTTTGGAATGGCGAAGTAGTCCCTTCGAAGTTTCCGAAATCGTTATCTATTACGCCGAGGCCCTTAATTTTCCTTTCAGTATCGGCCCTTTTAAAAAGCCAATAGTCGAAATCGCCAAAAGAATTTAGCCATTTAATATATATATTATTATTTTTTAAGCAATCGCTAACAATACGCGTAAAATTGAATTTAAACCCCGTACCGCCGATAACCATTTTATAACTATTTTCGTTATATAGGAAATTTATATTTTCGTTTAAGCCGTCCGAAACTACTAAACGCGTTACGGTAGGAAAATTAAAAAAATATTGAATAGGGCCGCCCCCTTGAAGTTGTCCGTTTGCAGTCCCCCCAGCAAATTGGCCGGTATAAAACCCAAAACTAAAAGGGTACCCCTTCCAGTATTTTATACGGTGTTTCTTTTCCGGGTGCTTTGGCTTCAGAAGCCAAGCCGTACCCCTTAAAAGTTCCGAATAGTAGTTAAATCTGTAGTTATAGTGTTGTAAAATCATGTTTACCCAACTAGTATCTAATATTTCCGTTTCGAAAGACGTATCTACAAAATTAATTTTAATTTCTATTTGTTCGTAAAGGTAAGCCTTCGCCGTCCAGTCGTTCACAACTAGCGAAAAATCTATATCGTCTTTAAAGCCGTCTTTATTTATAATTATAGATATAATTTCTTTGAAGTTATAATAAAATTTATTAGAAGGTCCCGGAAATATAGTCTTTACTATCGGGTCGCCGTTGTTCGGTATTGTAATTTCCGCGTTTTTAATATCCAGAAGACTATCGGTATAGAATTTAATTATATTGTTTACCCCTACTAGGTGTAGTAAATTTTGGGTTAGTGGTACGTCGAATAAAATAGCCATATTTTTTATATTTTTATACTTTTAAACTTCTTCGAAAGTTGTCCGATAATATCGCTTTCACTTCTAACGCGTAGGTTTTTACAAAAAGGTCGTAAACTTCTTTACTTTCTAAAACTTCCAGAATATCGGTCCCCCCTTTTTGGTGCCAGGTCGTCCCCTTCTTCGCAATGTTTATACTTATCGCCCAAGCTACGGAAGTGGCTTGTTTTCCCGAAAGTCCTAGTTTGGCTTCGACCCATTTTTCAATAGGCGAAATCGGGGGCCGCGCACCTGGCGCCCTTCCTTTTGCTAGTTGTTCCGTATAAGCTGGCCCTATTATAGTATTGCCTTCGGCCCTGGTTGTTTCCTTCCAATTTCCGGAAGCGTTCATACCTAGCTGATCGAATTTAGGAAATAGAACTTTTTGAACTACTACCGAAACTACGTTTTCTATTTGGGCATCAGTTAACATATCTTTTAAAAGTTCCTTTTATTTTTATACCGTCTATATTGAAATCTTGGTAATTAAGTAAAACGTCCCACGACCATTCGGAAACTTCCATATCTGGAAATTCTACGCAATCTAGGACAAACGAATCGCCAAGGCAATTTATAAGCGGTTGTATGTATTTAATATATTTAGACTCGGCTACGTCGATATTCGGGTTTTCATTATAGAATTGAATATCTAAAGTAGAAGGTAAGCCTACGACTACTTCGAAAGTTAAATTATCGTATGTTTTTATAGATCCCTGGCCTTGGTCCGTAAAACCAGAACGGCCCCCGAACTTAAGAAGTCCAAGATATACGCAACATTCTTTACCGGTTCGAAGTTTGAAATTGTTAAAGTAGTCGGCACGCCCGGCCCCTATAAATTCAAAGCAAAGCCCGCAGTCGTTCGACGCGTTTAAAAGTTCGGTTATTCTTTTCCAAATTTCGACCATTTTATTTCTTTAAACTTTTAATATATTTTTTATTTATCCCCTTCATATCCCTATCTATCATTAATTTAGTAAACATTTCTTCGAAAATTACTTTTCGCATATTCGGCCAGGTTGCTGGGTTTTTGTTTATGGAATAATAAACCATGTTTTCTTTATAGATATTTAATTTATCGGCCCCAGCGTTTTGGTAAGCCATATCTTCGGAATCCATTTCGTCGCTTTGTAACGTGCCATAGATCAAAAGAATTATTTTCGTCTGGGCGTTTATCCATTTGACAAATTTAAGGAAACTTTGCGAATCTATAGATAAAATTTCGTTTAAATTTTTTTTTGTCAATATTTCCACTATTTCTAGTACCTTGCCTTCTTCCTGGAAATTTAAAATATCGTGTACTTCTTGAAATTCGAATTTCGTAAAAGGCTTTACTTCTTTGCCGAAGATAATATTTGAAGGGGTTAAAAGTTCCATAAGCAAAGAAATATCTTGGTCGCTATTAAATAATTCTTCGACGGTAGAGTCTTTAGAAATATCTTTATTAGCAACCAAAAATTTCTTTTTCCTAGAGAAAAATTTTTTAAACCTTTTTAAGAATTGGGGTCTTTTCGGCATCTTTTTTGGCTTTAGCTTTTTCGGCCCTTTTTAGTTTGGCTTCTTCTTTAGCTTTAATTTTTGCGTCTTCCTGGTTTTTTGCATCGTTAAGTTTTAATTGGTATCGTAAAACTATAGCGGTACAAAGTGAAAGTATTACGTCGCGAACCTCTTTTGGCTGCTTCGAAGACTTCGAACTTATAAGTAGTGCTTCGTCGCTTATCTTCTGTAAATTGTCGAAGCCTTTTTCATCTAAAAAAGGGATAAGAAGCTGCTTTTTGCTTTCGGAATTTAACCTTTTGCCGTTAGGGACTCTTTTTCCGTTTTCTTCTTCAGTCGTTAGAAATTCTTCTAGCCTTTGGGCTACCGATTCCCTAAAACCGGAATAAATTTCTTGGTACGATTCGTCTTTGTTTAAAGTTCTGCTTACTTCTTTGGTTTCACTCTTTGCCTTTTTTTGCATGTTATTAGTTTTTAGATTAATTATTCTTTGCGGTAAATATACTAATTTTATTTATATTATAGGTTCGAAGACCCAGAAATTACGCGGGGCTGGTTTACTATAAAATAGCCGCCGGCGTCTACTACGTGATCGAAGCCCGAAGACTTATCCGGTTCGCCGTTCTTGAATTTAAGCTTTTGCAAAGCTAGGGTATAGTCCGGGCATCTAAAGGTATTTACAAAGTACGTTCTATTTCTGAAAGCCGAATTAACCATATTTATTCGGTCCCTTACAAAACCATTCTTTTTCGGCGCCCTTACCGAAAAGCCAAAACTTTTAATTATATCGACATCACTAGCCCCGCTGGTGCTTCTACTTTGGCCGCTGGCATCGGGATAAACTACTACTTTGTAGCCAGGGAAACGGCTTCGTATAGCTTCGCACATTTGGTAAGTATCGAAAAGGTTAGTAAATTCTTCGACCGCATATTTATTTTTTTCTTCTACTATGTGAACGACGGCCGACATTTTGGTAATGTTAAAATCCATACCAATATGTAAAACGTCGCCAGGTCTTGCCGTTTTCTCGGTAAAATTATCGCCCAGGTTAAAATCGTTGTAAACCGTATCGCCTTCTTCGTTCGGTATAAGGCCTAGAATATGTATGCAGTAGTAGTGGAAATCGTCCTTAAAAATAGTATCAAATTCTTCAAAAAGTTGCGGGTTTAAGTTTTCGTAGTTATTCAAGAAATTAGTATTAATACAAATATAATTCTTTTTGTCCGGCTTAATTTTCGCCGTATAATACGTCTTATTGTTTCTAGCTAGTTGTTCTTCTATAATTTTAGGGTCTAGGTTCGAAGCCTGGTAAACCATACTTCGCAAACTTGCCGCCGTTACTTTTGTAAGGTCGTAGTCCTTCCAAATCCAATGCCCGGCGAATGGCGGGTTAAAAGCCCTTACTATCTTAATTTGCGCCCCCTTTTTTCTGAAGGACAACTTCAATTTTCTAAAAGCGTCTTCGCTGGTTTCGTCGCACTCATCTATATATAAATGCGTGGCCCCGGCTAAAGACTTTAAATTCGCCGTTTGATTGCCCGACGATATTTTAAACCCTTTTGTCGTTATAGACGCCCCGGTCTTTTTATTCTTTGCGTAGTTTTCGCCGTTCTTATTATCTGAAATTTCAATAACTCCGGATAAAGAAACGCCGTGCAATTCTTCGTACTCCGAAACCCGGTCTTTTAAATCTTGCCACATAGAACTATATATCGTAGAATGTACTTCGCGAATGAAGAAACTACGAAAAATAGGGGTATAAAGAAGATTATATAGTGCATGCTGGGTTAATGAATAAGACCTAGCCCCGGCACGGCCGCCGAAACAATCGGCTTGGTAAAAATTTTCGTCGATATAAAGTGGCTGGTACTCTTTTAAAACATTCATTTATTTATCTTCTGTTTTTTCCGCATTAATAAAGGCCCAAACTGGCGCGGCGTTTTCTATTTTGTCGCCGTCCGTTGTAAGGTCGATTTTATTACCATATTTCTTCGGATTCATTTTCGATATATGCCAATGTATCGCGTCGATTTTTAGTCTTCGGTGGCCTAGCATATCTTTAGTAACTATTTTTATACCGTTATGATCTACCGTCGTTTCCGTTCCCGCTTCCGTATTATTTGCGATTTCGATAGTTTGTTCGAATAAATAATCGGCCCGAGCCTCGCACGCGCGCGCATATTGTTTCTGTTTTAGTTCGTCCAACGAAAGCCACCTTAAGAAATTGGACGCCGAAGGCATACCTTTGTCTTTTAAAATGCTTCGTAAAGAACGCCCTTCTATAATTTCTTCGATAACATCGTCGAAAATTTGGTCCTTTTCCAAATCTGAATAAGCCATAACTTTTTATTTTATATTTATACAATACAAATATAATAAAAGAACGCCAAAAAAGACCAAGAAACAACAAAGAAACAAAAGAAACAATTATTGTTTACGGCTAACCCTTTGAGGCTCAAAGATTTACGACGGCCTGGTAAACAAAGAAAAAAGGCATTGTTTACCCACTAATAGCCTGGAAATCAATAAGTTAAAAGTCAAAATAGGGCTAAAAAGGGTAAAAGTAAACAATAAAAACCCAAAAACTTTAATTTGCCCGTATATATTATATATACCCCCTAAATATATAAAATCTATATATTTATATAATTAAAAAGTTTTATAATATTATTGTTTACTTTGTTTACTTCCTTGTTAGCCCTTACCCTCGTTGGGTTTCTTGCGTAAACAATGATTGTTTATTATTGTTTACCTTTGTTTACTATTTAATCTTCGCTTTTTGGGTGGTTCTTGTTTTCCTGGTTGCTGGATAGGGTAAAAACCGTATTGTTAGCAATTCCGTAAACAACGTACGACGCCCATTTTTCCGGCAAGTTTTCCGAATTTAGCCACCAGCCCCCTAAAGTAACGATAGGGTCCAGGCCTAGGAACCTAATATCTCTAGTGTAGACTATAAATCTATCGAAGTTTTTAGGTTTGCTTCCGGACCCTTTAACCATTTCGTAAACCGAATGTAATTTTTCGGCTATGTTTTCTTCTACGAAAGCGTCGCAAATTTTAGTATATTCTATATCTATTTGGGTTTCTTGTTCCTTCTTTTTTGCCAAAAGTTTGGCCCTAGCTGCTTTAAATTTTTCTACCTTCATATCTATATTATTACTTGTTTAGATTCCAATAGAAAAACTTCGCGCTTTTTTCTTCGGCCATTTTTTCTATATTCTTTTTAAGGAAAATATTTGTACCTGGGTACGTTAAAACTACAAAGTCGTTCTTCGCTATTATTTCTTCTTTAGAATACGTATGATCTTCTAACATTTCCAAAACTTTGGCACCTTTAAAAGAATTGGCTAGCGTAGTTTTTCCAGTCCCCTGGTCGCCTACAATTAATATAATTTTCTTCATACTACTTTTTTAAAATGGTTGTTAAATTTACGTTCGATAAAATCCCTATCGGCTCGGGATAGTTTAGACTTTTTTAATTGAATAAGTTTAAATTCTTCTATAATATTTACGTTTAGGGTTTTTACTTTTAAGCCGCCAAACATTTGGGCCAAAGCTATAACTTCTAGGACCTTGCCCGACGGCTTTTTTAAATCCCGTCTTTCGTATATTATACCGTTTATTTCCATGCCTTAATATAGGGGTTTTTTAATATTTAATATTTTGTAGTGGCTTACATTTTTGACCCAAAAAGTTCTATTTTCTTCGTTTTGTTTTTCATTTTCCGAAAGTTCCCAGCGGCCAAAGTGTAAACCGGTTTCTTTATCTAGGACGAATAAATCGCAATCCATTTGCGGCAAATCATTTTTACGATAGATTTTTACCCAACCGTTATTAGTTTCGATACCTTCCAGGCTTTTAGGTCTGAAAGTTAACCCTTGAAAAACTAGGGTAAGTTTTACGTCTATTGGTGGGTGCGAAATAATACTACCTATCCAACCGTTATTTTTTAGGGCGCACGCTCTAGCGGCCGGGTGCAATTTATCCCAGCTTTCGCCGTATGCTTCAATTATTTTTTCTTCTTTTGTCATGGCGCTAGAATTTATACCCAATTCGGAAGCTTGCGCTATTAATATACCTAGAAGATTCTTCTACCGGGGTAAAGTGGCTTAAATAGTCAGAAGAAAACCTTAAGCCCATGAATATTTTATTACAATTGTAGAAGTCTACGCCGATTTCGCCGCCGGTTAATGCGTAATGTTTGCCCCCTATTATGGCCGTAGCTATTTTTAAACCCCCGTAGTATCTTACCGTTTCTTTTCCGTTGGTTAAGTTGGTCCCAATAGTCCCGCCCCAGTCGAAATATCCGGTTTCGAAGTCTGGCATACTTTTAATATTTGCCCTTACGTAGACGTTATAGGAAATATATTCCAATTCGAAAGCCAGGTTTCGGGAATCGTCTTCTAATACTACTTTAGGGTCTACTAGTACCGCGATAGTTACCGCTTCTTTTTGTACTTCTTTAATCTGGGCATTTGCCGCGCATACGCTTAAAAGCGCAATAAATAAACTAATTTTTTTCATTTTCTTTGGTTTTAATCTTGTTAATATTATTGTTTAACCAGTCGACTAGGGCGCCTTCCGGTATTCCTTGGGTTTTATTTAGCTATATAAATATGCGAGGGTCTAAAATATTCGGCCACTTTTCCCTCGTCTACGGAATAATCTTCGGCCGGTCCGGCATTGGGTTCTTTTTCTGTTTTTAGTGCGTAGTGTATCTGGCACCCCGCGACGATTACGTGGTTTGTTTCGGTCCCTATTCGGGCGAACCAGTTAGAACTACGGGCGTTAGTCTTAAGTCCCAGTATTTCGTCTGATAGAATTTTAACTTCGCCCCAAACTGCTCTATATTGTTTACCGTCGGGTCCGTGGAACCATGAATCGGTAGTAATTAAATATTTTCCTTGCATCTTATTTGGTTTTAATGGGTGTTACTCTATATCTTATCTTTTTTGCGTTTTTAGCATAAAACAATTTTGCTTCATCTAAACTGTTACAAGTTTTACTTGCTTTTTTACCTTGTTGGCAAAATATTGGGCTATTGTTATCTTCAAAGTGATTTAAAGCCTCTTGTAAATTTTTAGCTATTGGTATCATATATTTAAAATTTATTTATACGTTTATTAAAATCTTCCATTGTTATTGAGCCATTATTTAAACTAAATAAAAGTTCCCTACCTTTTTCAACACCTTCATTATATATTTTGTTTTTTTCTTCTCTTACAGCGTTTCTAGCATATTCTTCAGAATCTTCTTTCATTTTTTTAATTTCAGAAATATTAATATTTAATTCATTTAAAAAATTATTTAAGTGTTCAAAAATATCTTTTGGGATATTGTAAAAAACATAACCGTGGGGTTGGCTTCTTTTAGTATTTTCGAAACCTAAAGTTTTGGCGTATCTATTATTTAGACTTTCAAAAAAACGATTTGCTAAAGTATCTAGGGACTTATCACGGAACTCAATACTATTAAATCCATTGTACCAATCTTTTACTTGTATGTATTCTATATTATTTTCAAATTCAATAGAATTTCCTTTTCGAAGAACATTTTTACAAGGTTCGCACAAATCATTTTTATAAAATCTTCTTTCTTCTTGTCCTGTTTTTTTACACCCTTGACAAATTTCTTTTCCGGTATACATATTATTTTTAAATTTAAATTTCTATTTCTATGCCGGTAACTATTCGGTAAATTTCGCGGGTTAATTGTATATCGTAGGCCGCGTCGTGTAGTTTAGATTCGTCTACGGGAATACCCAATTCCAGGGCCACCCTTTTAAGTTTAAAGGTTTGCATCGAAGTTCGTCTATTTAATAAATATTGCGAAGCCAGGACCAGAACGTCTAAAGAATCGGACCAAAACCAGGCCCCGAAAAAAGAATCTTTATTTTGTTCGAACCAACTACGGAAAAATACATCGTCGAAGCTTCTATTATTAAATCCGACTAGCCAAATTTTTTCTTTTGGGTTAAATCTATCCACGTATTTAGCGAGCATATCCACGACTTTAACGTAAACGGAACGCATTTCTTCGTATTGCATAATTTGGTCTTCTGTAACGCCCCCAACTTGCAGCGCTTCCGGTTCTATTTTCGCTTTAGGGTTCGGCCTAACTTTAAAGTTAAAAGTTTCGACTACTTCGCCGTCTATTTCTATGCAGCCCGAAATCTGGTGGACCCCATGTATTTTAACATTTACCCCGGTAGTTTCCAGGTCGTAAAACATTTTAATAATTCTATTCATACTTTTAATTATTTCGAATTTGTCCGGGTACATTTTTAAATAACTATTCATATAAGTAATAGCTTCGGGCCTAAAAAAATCTAGGTCTATAAATGTACTTTGTAGTTTTATAAAAGGGTCGCCCCCTTTATATATTACGTTATTGATTCTTTTATATTCTTCGTTTTGCGATAACATGGTCTTTTAATTTAATGATCCACATTTTTTTAGTTTTGCAATAGCGTTTTTAGTTTTCCTTTCGGTATCTAAACCCGTCGCTAAAATTGTGTATTCCGAAAAATCAGTACTAGAAGAATACGCGATTATCATTTTATTCTGGATATATACGTTTTTATTGTTTTCTATTGCTACCATGGTATCTTATTTATTTATTGTTATTTTGATACCGTAAATATACAACTTCTTCCGGAATAAAAAACTTTTTTTTAATTTTTTTTAAAATTATTTTTTATCTACCTATTTCGAAACCGTACTTTTCCAGCAAAGCGTCCAGTTCTAGGCAATTCTTTTGCAAGTTTTCCGGGTCTAAAAATTCCGCTTTCTTCTTCCAAAAATGCTTACTCACTTCTTCGCGTTCTAATTGCCGAAGTCTGGCCGCCGATCTACTCGGGTTTTCTACTTTGTGATAATTGGCCGTAGCTAGGTTTATCCTATACATTTTTAATACGGTTCTAATCTTTGGGACTAGTTTAACCTTATCGAAATACGTTTCTTCTTCTACTGCTTTTAGTATAAGGAGGCTTAATTCGTCGTAGTTAGTATTCGATTTACTCATTAGTCGTATTTTTTTTAAGGTTGCAAGATACACAAAAACCACCCACGGCCCAGGATATTGGCCCGGTACAAACGCAAGTACCTTTTTCGAATAGTGTAATTTGGTTTTCTTTGTCCTGGACTACTCTAGTATAAAGTTTAAATAGTTTGTCGGCGTTTTCTTTTGATAGTGTTATTTCGCTACCGTTGTGGGATAATGAAACCCAATTTTCTTCGTCGATAGAAACGCTTTGCGTCCCTACATGTTTTTCGCCTTTAAAAAGTATTACGGTGTTTGTTCCTTTTGACATTTTTATTAATTTATTTCGATTCCTAATTCTTTTAAACCTTCTTGCAAATTTCGGGCTTGCTTCTTCTTTAGTTCTAACATTAAAGTTAAAATAGAAACGCAATCCGAGTTATTAAATTTTATTTCTTCTAGTATGGCTACGCCTTCCGAAATCTTATGTAAGTTTTTATGGAAGTTTTCGCTAATTATTTGTAGGGCCTCGGCTAACGCGATACCCCCGTTTGGGTTTACTTCTTTAGGGGCTTCGATAACGTCCATTTTAAAGTAGGCGCTATTTTCGCCGTCGAAAGTTTCTTCTATGCTATTTTTTAAAGTATCAATTTCGGCAAGGGTATTTTTCAATAAATCGACCATAACCGTAGCTTTTTTTAAATCTTTTACGTCCATAACTATACTTATTAGTTTTTATTTACTATCTTTGGTACCATGTTTTGCAGCACTTTGAATTTTTATTTATTCATTCTTTCGAAAATAACCACTTTTTAAGTGGTTATTTTTATTAGTAGACATACCAAAAAATATGCGTAAAGTCTTTACGACTGGCACCCGCCAAAATATCTGAAGGGCTTACCACTATATTAGTTTTAGTATGCATATCCGCCCAATACCCGAAGCCTTTTTTATCCGAATACGCCCCAGACTTACAACCCGTGCGGAAAATATTTTTTTTAATCAAAATACCTCTATCGTTTAAAGGACCCGTTTCGTACTCCTTCGTAGTTTTACGGAAGACCCTAGAAAGTTTTAAATACTTATCTATCCCGTTATCTTTTCGGGTTTTATCCAACTTTTCCAAAAATAAAGAATAGTTTACCGGGTCGAAGGGGCTTCGCATCGTTTTAAAATATTGATTAAATACCACTAGAAGCCTTTTGTCAATATGCAATTTTAGTTCGGTAATATCTTTTGGGTAAATTAAAGGATTCATAAAGCTAATTTTAGTTGTGTTTTTTCCAGTTCCTTAACGATTCTTTTTTTAGCTTCTACTACGGCCGCACTTTCAGTAAGTCGAAGATCTGAAGGTTTCGCGTAGATTTTCCTTTTAGACCTTGGCGTAGTTAATTCTACTTGGTTACTATTAACGAAGCCCGTTAATTTCCAAATACAACCCTTCGCCGCCCAGGTGCAATGGTAATTTTGCCCCAGGGTTAAAATTTTAGGTTCGCGGTCTATTTCTAATATTTTAATATTTGCCATTTAGTCGCTTTTTTAAATTTATTAGTTTGAATTTCAAAGGGCTAGCTTCCAGGGAAACTATAACGTCTTGTAATTCTTCAGAAGCTTTGGCTATTCTAAAATTTATAACTTCTATAGCTTCTTCTAATGGCCCGATCTCTTTAGTTTCTATAAAGTGGCCTAAACATTCTTTTAAATCTTCAGAAATGAAATATTCGGCTTCTTTTTCGTTCGCTGGGTGGTCCGGGTTCCCTATCCCTATAACGTCGTGGTCGTAATTTTCCATAGTTTCTAGTTTTTTAAGCTTCTCAAAGAAGAACGGCAATCGTCTAAATATTTAGTATATTCGTCGCGTTCTAACTCTATAAAGCGGATAGTTTTTTCTTTTACTGAATTTACCAGTATCGCCCTATTTTCTGGGGAATAGCTTTTTTTTATATATAAAGCCATTCTTATAACGTCTTCTTCTAAAGTTTCCGGTTCGGGCGCTATAAATCCGAAAGCGTATTTAAGTCTAAAAATTAATTTTTTCATGTTTTTTGGTTTTTTGATACCGTAAAGATACAACTTCTTCCGGAATAAAAAACTTTTTTTTAACTTTTTTTAAAATTATTTTTTAAAAGGCTTTATTTTCTAGGTTTCCGGTCTTTAAAAATCAAATTAAAAGGCGTCGATAAAAACAAAATTATGTTTATAAATACGGCTATAGTCTTTACTAAATAGGACGAATTTTTTAAGGCCCATAAATTAAAAAGTATTACGGCAATTAATAATAGTATTATAATTACTATTTTTAAAATGGTTGTTTTCATGTGGTTAATTTTAGTTACTAAAAAGGAAGGCTTTCTTCCTTGTTGGTTTTGTCCTGGTGCATCTTTTTAGAATTATTAGATAAGGACATTATTTGTATGTTATCCAGGGAATACCCTTTTTCTGGGTCTATGCGGTCGATAGAAGCGGAACTTCCTTTTTTGCCTTTTAATTCTAGGTAGTTCGATTCGTCGCAAAAGATTTTAAATTCTTCGATAGATAATTCGAAAACCTTATTTCGTCGGTTCGCGTTCGATTTCAGAAGATTAAAAGTATAGGCCAGGGGGTCCGACTCTTTTTGCATGCGTTTTCTATGTTTCGGGCAAAGTTTGTCTTTTTTAGGGTGGTTATTTTTGCACCTATACGCCCTACAAAGTCCGTCCTTTTTATTTGGAATTATTTTAAACATGGCCTTTTATCGTATCTATCCCCGCTTCAAAAAGGAAATCTAGTCCGGACCTATCCGATAGATCGTTTAAATAAACTACTCTAGTTATTCCCGACTGAAGTATTAATTTACTGCAATCTTTGCAAGGCGAAAGCGTGGTATATAAAGTAGCCCCTTCGCTGCTTTGGTTAGACCTGGCTATTTTGGTTAGGGCGTTCGCCTCGGCGTGCAAAACATGCCACAAAGTTTCGCCGTCTTCGGAACTTTCGCAAACATTATCGAAACCCCTTGGCGTCCCGTTGTACCCGTCCGATATAATAGTTTGGTTTTTAACTATTAAACAACCGACTTTTTTTCGTTGGCAATAGGAAGAATCGGCCCAGACTTGGGCCATTCTTAAATATTGTTGGTCTATTTGGTTTTGCTTATTCATGTTTTTAGTATTTATTATTTTGTAAATATACAAAATAATAACCAAATAAAAACTTTTTTTAATATTTCTTAAAAGTATTTTTTATACTTATCTAAACGGGCTTTTACGGCGGCCATAAGTCCTTCTTGTTTTAAGTTTTTATTTGCCAGCGATTTAATAACGTCTTCGTCTACCGTTGTTTTAGAAATTAAGTGGTTAATAATAACGGCGTCCGTTTGCCCTTGGCGATCTAATCGCGCGTTAAATTGCATGTATAATTCTAAAGACCAAGTTTGCCCAAACCATACTATTATATTGCCGCCCGCTTGTAAGTTTAAGCCGTGGCCCCCAGAAGCCGGGTGCATAACCATAACTTTAATTTTTCCGGCGTTCCAGTCCTTTATATCCTGGTCCGTTTTTAAGCTTTGGACCCCGTACTTTTTAAATCTAGTAAGTATTCGTTCCAGGTCATGCCTAAAAGTGTATGCAATTAGTACGGGCTTGCCGTTTGCGTTTTCTATTATTTCTTCCAGGGCGTCCAGTTTTAAATCGTGGACTATATGGTAGTTTTTTTCGTCGTCGTAGACCGCACCGTTAGCAAATTGAAGAAGTTTATTGGATAGGGCCGCAGCGTTTACCGCCGAAATTTCGCTACTATCGGAAAACATTTCTAGCACCTGGTCCCGTTCGAAATCGTTATATTTTTTTTGTAGACTTTCGGAAAAGTTAATTTCTATATAGTTGTCTATTCGGTCCGGTAAATTAAGATAGTCCTTCGCCTTCATACTCATACAAACGTCGCTTATTTTTTCATGTATTCGCGTTTCGCCGTCGTTCTGCAGATCATAATTGTAGACTATTGCCCCGTTCCTTTTTCCTGGTCTAAAATAATCTTCGCGGTACGCCGTTATAGTTTTACCTAGTCTTTCGCCTCTATCTAATAAATATATTTGGGACCAAATATCTATTAAGCCGTTTGGGGCTGGTGTCCCGGTTAGTAGAACGACCCTTTTAAAAGAAGGTTGTACTAGTTTTAAGGCTTTAAATCTATTGGATTTTGGCGATTTAAAGCTACTGCTTTCGTCGATTATTAACATATCAAAAGGAAGCATCGAACCCCCGAACTGGCCGCAAAGCCAAACTATATTATCGCGGCTAATTATATGAATATCGGCTTTTTGCCTTAACGCTTCTTTTCGTTTTTTCTCGTTACCTACTATTTTAACTATATTAAGGTGGGATAAATGGCCCCACTTTTCCAGTTCCGACGTCCAAACATTTTCGGCCACCCTTTTAGGTGCGACTATTAAAATACTTTCTATATCTAATTCTTCAAACATTAATTTATTTACCGCGGTAAGGGTCGAAACGGTTTTGCCCAGGCCCATATCTAAAAATAAGCCGCAATGGTCGTTATCTATTATATGATTTATAGCGCTTTTTTGGTATTGGTGCAAATTATTTTCGTTCATAGCATTTTAGTATATTAAGAATAACTTCCGTAGAATCGGCCACGTAGACGTCGAAACCTAGCCGGGTTAATTTTCTATGTATTAACAATTGTATTTTTGTCGGTTTCTTTTTTGTTGTTTTCAATTCTATAAAAAATAGGCGACCACCAGGCAACAAGCAAAGCCTATCGGGTAAGCCGGTCAAATGTGTAGAAAGTAGCTTTATCGACCAGCCGCCTATTTTTTTAACCTCTCTACAAAGGTTTTTTTCTATTAGTTTTTCGCTTTCTATAACCATTTTTAATATAGTTTTCTAGCGTAGTATTTCTGTTTTCCATATAGGGGGAAATTCTTCGTAGACTTGCTATACTCCCAGTCTTCTAGGCCCTTCATTATATCGTTAATTTCGCGCGTATTGTATCGGCTCATATTTTCCTTATCCTTATTTAGACATTCGCACCATATTTCGGCCATACAAACGTAGTCTTTTTGGTTCGTTCCTTTTCCTTCTGGGTTTTCCAAAAATATTCGTCTTTCGTGAATATCTAAAGTAGGCCAGTTTTCGGGTAAAGGCTGGTAAAGATAGTCTTCGATAAGTCCTTTTCGATCGTCTACTTCGCAATGGTTTCTTTGTTCCGCTTTCGCTATCGTTTCCGCTTCGTCGCTTAAAAATAAGGTTTCGCCCTTCTTAAATAAGTGGACCGCCTCGGCCCATATTTGGTCTATTTCGGCGTCCAGGTCTTGCCAAACGTCTTTAACTACTTGGTTTTTATTTACGTCTATAGGCATGAATCTTCTATTTCCGGACGGGTCCGTTAAAAAGTCTTTTTTGTTAGTTGTCCCAAAAAATACGCATTGTCTTTGGAAGGTTTCGGAAGTCCTGGCGTAAGCTGGTCGAAAAGCGTCTTCTTGTTTAGAAATAAAATGTTTTATAGATTCTACTTCGGCTTTTCGTAACCCGGATAGTTCCGCCATTTCAATAAGCCAAGCCCCTTGAATTTGTTCTAGCGCTTCTTTTCCGTGTACGGTCATAAAAGTATCGGAAAACCATTCTTTACCTAATTTTTTAATAAAACTACTTTTTTTAGTTCCTTGATCCCCTATTAAAGTAAGTACTAGGTCGAACTTGCAACCGGGTTTAAATATTCGAGCAACCGCAGCGACTAACATTTTTCTAATAGCTTCGTGCGTATAAATATTATCGTCGGCCCCGAAATATTCCACTAGAAGGGAATCGACCCTTTTTACCTGGTCCCACTTTAAAGAAGATAAATATTCTTTTATAGGGTGAAAAGATTGTTTTTCGAACTCTAGCGCCAGGGAATCGTCTATTTTTAAAGTCCCAGAAATCCCGTAAATAGATTCGATATAATTTCGAACCCCCGAGTAGTCGACATTTTTTACCGGTTCCGGCCTAGTTACCCTTCGCCACGGTAGGCTAGTAAAAACGTACCTTTTCCCGTCGAAGTCGTTTTGTTTAAAAACCCCCTTAAGCCTGGAATCGTTGGCTAGTATTGTATTTATATTTATCGCCGTAGATAAATAATTCCCTCGCGTATCGGTTTCTAGGTCGACCAGCCAATTAATATCTTCTTCGGAAGCTGCTTCTATTTCTTCGGCTTCGGAATCTACCGGGTCGATAAAATCATATTTAGAACTCGCTAAATGTTCGCCGGCGATTGTTTTTTTAACGTCTTTGTTTTTCCTAGCGAAGTCTTCCATTGCCCCAAAACTTTTCGATTTTGTAGAAGAATTTCCTTCTTCGGAATCTAAATGGCTAAATAAATGGATTCGAACCAGGTCGAACGCGTTACACAATTTACCCCCGCATGGGTCGGTCCCGTGGTGTGAATATGCGAATTTATCGTCGTATAAAATCAAACCCGCCGCCGTAGATCCCCCAGTATAAGTATATCGTCCTTCGGTCGCTTCTACGTAAGCTTCTTTTAAAAAAGTAGATATTGCGTCCGAAATCCCGAAAGTCCTACAAAATGCCCCAACGATTCCTTTTTTATCTTCTGGATCTTCTTGTTTCTTGGAAATATCGAAGACGTTTTTAAGGTCGCGTTCTGCCGTAGGCCAAAGGCTTGTATCTTTCCAGTCGATATATGTATTAAGTACTTCGTCGACATCGACCCACGGCCCGTCTTGGAATCTACAATAGTATTCTACGTCTTTAGGATTCGAAGGCCAGAACATTAATCTATTGGTTTCGAAAGTAGTATTATCAAATAAATCTATCCCTAAAATTCCCGCTATTTGTCGCGAAACTGCTACGTATTCGTCCGGCGTCGCCTCCCTTGACATTGGAATTACAAGTCTATACCTTGGGTCGGCTTCGCAATGTTTATGCGTGGCATGTATAACCGCAGCGTTAGAAAATTGCATGCAAAAATCGTCCCAGAAAGCCGTATGCGCGAAATCTATATCCAGGGTCATTAGTTGGCGGTGGACTACATTTTTAGGGCTTCTTTTCCCCTGGCGTAGATACCCACCAACGTAGCCGCCTACGTCTTTTATTTTAGATTGGTCTTCCTTCGAAGCCGCTATAAATTCTTTATATGTTTCGTTTGTTTTGTTTTCTTCTTTTAACTTGGCTACCAGGTTCGACCATGTTATCTTCTTATTTTTCCATACTTTAGTCTTGGCACTCATGCCAGTAGCTAAATTTAATAGTCCATCGTATTTCATAAATTAATCTTTTTTGTAAAAGTCAGTAATATAGCCGTCGGCCGTAAGGGGTAAACCTGGCGCCCAGGGTACGGGTTCGCCCATTATTTCGCACATAAATTCAAGTTTAGCGTTTGCGTGCCTTTTTGGTATTTCGCAAACGGCTTCGTCGTGTACGTGCATAACTATATCGAACCCTTCGACGTCTATTCTTTGCATGGAATAGGCCAGTAAATCCCTAGCGATCGCTTGAATTATATTTTCTACCAATTTACCGCCGTAGGTATCTACGTAAACCCATTGGCGGGTCGTTTGACTCATACCCTTATATTTTATAGACTCTTTACCCCACTTATTTATAGAAAAAGAAGGTTTTTGGTAGAATAATTTTCTACCAGAAGGTAGCTTTATAGTTAAAACGTCCCCGTCGGAATCAAATTCTAGGTTTTTATGCTTTGAAACTACTACTTTTTTGGTTTTGATTGCCCTATTAGCGCAATCTTCTATTTCCTTCCAAAGTCCAACTATTGCGGGGTTCGCTTTTCGCCATTTTTTTACGATTGTAGCCATTTCTATATCGGATAGGCCCATTTTTTCGCCGCCCATTTGTTTTAAGGCCCCAAGTGCGCCCTGGTACCCGAGGGCTAATTCCGCAATTTTCCCTTTGTCCCTTAAATCGGACCCTTTGGTAATTTGTTCGATAGGTACGTTAAACATCATAGACGCCGAAGCCTCGTATATTTTACCGTGGGAATTAAAAACTTCTAGGCGCCATTTTTCGTCGGCTAGCCATGCAATTACGCGGGCTTCGATTGCGCTAAAATCGGCAACCGCGAAAGTATGGTTTTCTTTAGCTACGAAAGCGGTCCTAATTAATTGCGATAGTAGCGAAGAAATATCGTCGTACATCATAGTAGCCAGATCGTAATCGTTAGAAGTTATTAAATCCCTGGCGTCTTGCAATAAAGTAATATGGTTTTGCGGCAAGTTCTGCAATTGGATAAGTCGACCGGCCCAGCGCCCCGTCCTACTTGCGCCGTAGAACTGAAAAAGACCGTGCGCCCTTACGTCTTCGCAAACGCAATTAAGCATAGCGGTATATTTTTTAGTAGAAGATTTCGCTAACTTCTTACGTAATTTTAGAACCTCCAAAATAGGCCCGGCTTCAGCTTCTAAGATTAAATCGTTTAAATTTTCCTTCGCAAGTGTTTTTATCTCTTTTTGCATTTTGGAAGACAACCATTCCTTTAGCTGGGCCGGACTTTTTGGGTTTTCTAAATTTGTTAATTCTTTGGCCCTAGTTAATAACTTGTTCGTAAAAATAGAATCCATTTGTACGGCGTTAGTCGCCATATTAACGTCTATTTTTATCCCCTTATCGTTTATTTTTTGGTCTAGTATATAGTTTACTTTTTCAAAGTTTGGGATTGTGTATATTTCCAAACGCCTAGAAATTTCGCGTTCCGCCTCGACGTCTTGCATGCAATAATCTTTAAATTCGGCCCATTTTTCCAAATCGTTTTCGGGAAAATTTCGGAAACTGAAACCGTTTTTCTTTGTTGGTTTTTGGGGGCATGAAAAGAAACGTATAAGGGCTTTACCCGTCGAAGATTTTCCTTTTTCTTCTAAATTCATAGCTTTAGAAACCTGGTCCAAAGATAAAGGCAAACCACAATAGGCCGCTTTTATTGCCGTACATTCCCAAAATTCTGTAGGTATATCGAAACCTAGCTTTTTAAAAGCCTGGCGTTCAAAGTTCGCATTGTGCGCCTTTTTAATAATATCGGGATCTTGTAAAGCTTCCAGAAAGTATGAAGGAAGTTTTTCGTTTTGGGCTAGGTCTATAATTTTAACGGGTTCGTTATCGAAGGCGTATGCCACCATTAAAACTTCAAAATCTACAGACTCCATATATTTATATGCGCCCGAAGCCATTATATCTATAGAACTATATGTTTCTATATCAATATGCAATTTTTTAAAAGCCATGTTTTGCGTTTTTGCTTGTTTTTAAAAATCAATCTTTTATATAAACCATTCTCTAAAAGCTACTATAAAGAATGGTTTAAGATTTTGTGGCGGGTCGGGAATCGAACCTTAAACCCCTAGCGTTATACGCTAGTGTGCTTACCAAAGCACTTCCCCGCCGTAATAGATTTTACAAATATAGTAAAATCTATTTAATATTTAGGTTAAAAATTTTATCCTAAATCTTCGCTATCGTCGCCGAAATCCGATTCCGCCGAAGAACCGCCGCCGCTTAAGCGTTCGCCGTCTTCCATTTTTTGTAAATTGTTAAGTCCGCAAGCGATACCTTTATTTCCAGAAACACTAAAAGCGTAGAAATTTACCGAAGCCCTACCGTAACAACCAGAATAAAAGTCTTCTTTGTCTAGTATTGGGTCTAGGTTAATATCAATTAGGCCCGGCTTATTTGTACTATTCGCATTTACGAACATGCAACCTATATAATTTTCGTCGTCTTCGCGTTCTTCGTCCCCGTCGCGAAGTGGATTTTTGTAGTTTTTTGGGATAGTACCCCCAAATTTCGCTTTTCCTTCTTCTAAAGCCTGGGCAATAGCCGCTTTAATCTTTTCGATAGTTTTCTTATCGCTTTTAGGGATAATCAAAGAAACACTATACTTTTTGTCTTGGCCTTCTGCCATTGCTGCTGGTTCGAAAACGTGAGCGTAAGAAAATCTAACTTTACCGGTAATTACTTTTGTAGACATAATTTTGAATTTTTAATTATTAATACTATTGTTATTATTATTTTGTAAATGTAATACTTTTTTTGATATAATGAAACTTTTTTTTAATTTTTATTTAAAATTATTTTCATCGTCGCCAAAATCTGCTTTCGCTTGGCTAATTCCGAAGGCCGGCCTTTTATCCGATTCTTCTACTAGGGTGGGTTTCCCTGGTGGTTTTTCTATAAATTCCCCTATCAATAAATTAAATTTAGATTTACCGATTAATTTTTCAAGATCCCCAAGGCCTTTTAGTTTTGAGTTCGTAAATTGGTCTTTTTCGAAAAGGTTAGCTTCTAGCACTTCTTCGACCTTTTCCGGGTTTACTATTACCCTATTGCTTCGACCTTCTACTAATTTATAGCCGGGCCACTTCTTATCTTTTAAAGCTTCCGATAGAATATAAGAAGATATTCCGTTTAGCCAGTCTATAATCTGGGACGATTTTTCGTAAACGTCTATAATTTCCGCGTCGGTTAAAAGTTTAGGGTCCGAAAATTCATGTTTCGCGACTTCCATACTTTGAGTAGCTAGGGCTTTGCATCGGGCTTTCGCTTTACAAAAACGGCACCAACTCCCTGGCGTTTGTTCGCCTTCGCCGGCGAACGCTTCCAGCGCTTTAGGTTTTACCACTTCTTCGCCCCAGGTGTTTAGTTCCGAAGCCGATATATCCCAAGAAGAAATAGCGTCTAAACGTGGTTGTACTATCGTTAATTTTACGGTATGTATATCGTACATTAATTCGAAGGCACGCAAAGCCCCAAGCCCATATAGTTTTAATTGCGTATTATTTTCGGCCGAAACTCTAACGCCTTTACCGTATTTTAGGTCGATAACTTCCAGAACCCCGTCGGCGATTATTATATCGTCGCACGTACCGAAACCGTCTTCTATTAAGAAAGTTAAATCTACTTTTTCTTCGATTAAAAGTTTAGCGTCTTTTGTTTTTCTTTTTGCCTCGGCGAATTGCTGGCGTACGTAGTCTACGTGTTTTTGTACTTCTTCTTCCATTTCACTACTATAGAATCTATTTTCTAAAAATGGGGCCGCAATTTCTTTGTACTCCTTTTTAGTTAATAATTTCAATTGTAATTTAAGGTTAATTTCGGCGAACTCATGGGCCAAAGTCCCTTCTTCAGCGTAAGGCGAATCTTTTTCCGTAAAGTTTTCTTCTAGTCTAGGGCTTGGGGTGCAGTTTATCCACTTGGAAGCACCGGAAGCCGATAGCAAAGCGTGCTTTCGCACGCTATGATCTATTACTTCTTTTACCATTATAATTCGTTAAGGAAGTCTAAAAATACTTGGTAGTGCTTCGAATCCAAAGACGTAACATTGTTAGCGCCTAGTTCCGTTAGTTTGCTTTTTATAGAATCTCGGTGGTCCCCTACCTTTTTAGATAAAGCGGTCCTTACTTCTTCTATCTTAATAGTAACTTCTTCGGCCGCGGCTTTAGTTGTTTCTTTTTTAGCTGGTGCTTCCGGCGTTTCTTTTATAGCTTCTTCTTCCGGTGTAACTACTTCGGCGTCTACTACTTCGATTTCTTCTACCTTCTTGGTAGTCTTTTTATTAGCTTTTTTGGCTGGCTCTTTAGTAGTTTTTACTTCCGTAGCTTCTTCTACTTTTTCGCCGTTTAAAGCTTTTAAAAATACGTTTAAGGCTTCGACATGGTTTGCGTTTGAGGGGTTAACCTCCAATTTGATTTTAATTTGCTTCATTTTTATTATATTTAATTATTAAATTTGTTAATTCTTCAAGGTAAATACTTAAGGCGATATTCCTACCATGTACTAGTCCTTCGTGGAAAATAGTATCTTTATGGTAAATTTTAGTAACCCAACTATCGGTATTAAGTTCGGCCACAAAATCGCCAGACGAAAAAGTTATAGTACTATCCGAACATTTCGTAGCCCAGTCGCCACCAGAATACAATAATTCGATAGGTATTCCCGTTAACATCGAAAGCCTACTAACCTGGTTAGAATCTAGGAACGCTTTTCGGGTAAGTACTCGGTCTAGTGCTAATTTTGGGTATTTATTCCCAGGGAATAGATGCTCGGCCACATCTTTAACGTCTAAATTTTGGGCCTCGATAATCTTTTTTAAATTTATTGTTTGCATAGTTTTAAAATATTTTTTGCTAAATTACAAAATTAAATCTTATAAGAAACTATTTTTTAATAAAAATTATAAATTATTTTTATTTACTAGGCTATCCCCTTATTCGATACCGTAAAAGTAATACTAATTTTGATATATAAAAACTTTTTCTTAATTATTTTTAAAAATATTTTTTAATAGAAACAAGAAACAAAAGTTTGTATTTTATTGTTTCTTATTCAATTCGTTGCAAATCAGTAAGTTAAGTACAAGTTTCGCCAGGATAAACAAAGAAACAATAAAAACAAACATTTTAACCGAAACGTATATAGTAGTTATTATATTACTATATCTATGTGATTTATATTAATTTAAAAGTTTTATATTATTATTGTTTATTTGTTTATAAAGTCTTCCAGGACCTAACCGGTACGGGATAGGGGCGTAAACAACTATTGTTTATTTTAGTTTATTTTGTTTACCTAAATAGAAAAAGCCCTTACTTGAAGGGCTTTTTATTATTTCTTTTTTTCTATTTTTAAAATCTGGCTTTCGCCGCATTGGTCGTAAGTCTTGGCGGTAAATTGCTTTTTACCTAAAAGCCTGGATTTAATACCTAAAAACGTCCATTGCTTCCGTTCCCAGTAGGCCACGCCGTCCGATTTATTTTTAAATTCTCTATCGGTTATATTTAATTTTAATTTAACGCCGTCGAAGCTTACCTTACCTTTTATAGTCATGCAATTAGAAGTATCTATTACTTCTTGGGTTCCGGGTACGTTGTTCTTTATTGCTTTCAGTATATTTATAAGATCCGTTTCTTTGTCGGAATTGTCGGAATACTTGTAATTAGTTGAAACTATAGATTCTATTCTATTAAGTTTTACCCTATCTTTTTCTAGCTTGGCTTTTAGGTCCTTATTTTCGTAATCTAAATACTCTTTTATTTCTTCAGTATTCAAATTTTGCGAAGTGAACCTAACACTATCCGAAATACGAAGTTGCCTATTGTTTTCCGTTTGCCTTATATTCTCTATTTTTTGGTGCTGGTAGTCCTTATAAAACCAAACTACTAAAATAATAAGTATAGCTATACCTATCGTCTTAAGGTTATTTAAAATTACGTTTAAAGTTATCATTGCTTTTATGTATATAATTAGATTTACTAGTGAAAGCTTTAGAAATATCGTGGTCCCAGAAGATTGGAAGTCCTATAATATTTACGCCAATTTGAAAAGATACAATAGTTATTATTTTTTTCATGTTTACGCCTCGTTAGTTGATAAGTTACCTTTTACGTCTAAAAATATTTGCCTAACGCTTCTAGGTTCGGCTATTTTCCATTCTGGCCTACGTATTCCAATACAACGGCTTTTAGAAATCTTTACAATAGAAACCGTATTGCCTTGGTTTCCCCCTAGTACAAAGTACGCTTTTGGGTCTTCGCCTACGTAGAAGCCTACATGGCCCCCAGAACCTCGGGAAAAGACCAGAATATCGCCTAGTTTAGCGCAAACTTCTTTAGTTCCAAATTTATTCCAGTTCCTAGCCCATAACGGGTCTTTAACTACTTCTTTTTTTGCCATTAAACAAACATAAGCAACGAAAAGGCCGCACCACGGTATCTCGTCCGAAGTATATACGTTTTTAAGGCTTAATTTATCGGCCCAGGCCAAAATCTCGGGGTTATGTTTCGAACCTACTATTTCAGAAACGCCCATTAATTTATAGGCTTCTTTTATTATTTTAGGTACATTCGATTTTAAATAGTTAAAAGCCATATTTAGTCGTTTTTAGGGTTTTCTATTTTTCCAAGCCATACCTTAATCAAATTTAGCAAGCCTTTTCGAATTGCCGATAATAACATAGATATTAAATCTATATTTTCGACTTCTTTTTTTGTTTTAATAACATACATAGACGTAAATACGGAAAAGCCTTCCGAAACTACTAGTATTTTCAAAGTAATATCTACTAAAGGCGTAAAATCGTAAGTTTTTAAACCTTTACCCACTAGGGCCAAGGTCATAGGGATAAGTAAAATTAAAGTTTTAGTTGTCAGTCCAAAATAAAGTATTTTAAACCTAACCTTTTTAGATAATACTATCGCCTTCCATATACCGAAAATAGTATCTAAAAGCATTAAAAGCATTAATATTTTTACTATATCGACGTCTATGTTTAAAAAAACAAAAGTTGTATAAATTACGGCTTTTATTTCGCTGGCGTATTTATAAAGTATTTCGTAATTCTCGGGCTTAAATTCCATTTTTCGCATGGCGTTATTAATTAATCACTAATTTTTTTAGTTTCTAGGTATATACTGGCCGCGTAAATAAGTACGCCCAATTCTTCGGCTAATAGAAGGCTAATATATCCAAAGGGAACTAGGCCCAAAGATATAGGAATTATCGAAACAATTAATATTTTTAACGCTCTTTGTTTCGTACTTGAAAAAATAATAATATTCGAAGCAATAGAAGCAAAAAATAAGCCGGCGCTAATATAGTGTAAAATAGGTTGTTCTTTATAATGGAAAAGACCCACCCCCAAAAGGGAAAAGGCCGTAATCAATTCAAACCATTTATTGCGCGTTTGGTATTTTCCTAAAATACTAAAGTCGTCCTTCATGCCATAAATAAGAATTGAAAAGAACCCCGAAAAAATAAAAAGGTAGAAAATAGCATGGTTTTTTGAATCTACCATACTGGAAATACTCGGGTACCACTTGCCGTCTAGTACGTAAAATAAAAGCGGCATACTACAAATAAGTAGTATCGAAATTAAAAGCGTTTTATTTATTCTATATTCTATCATATCTTAAATTTTTAAGATTCGTAATTCGTTTGGATATACTGGCCTATAAAAGCCATAGCCAAATCTAAATAAGGTTGTACGAAGGGTTGCGAAGGCAAGACTTGCGAAAGTTCAAAATAGGCCGTTTTCCAGTCGCCATTTTGGGCTATTCGGTCGTATGCTATTTTAAGGTCGTGTTCGATTAAAAAAGCTTGTTCCATTGTTATAGTTCCCGCTTCAATATCTAGGACTATTTTTGCCCTAAAATCTTGGTAAGCCTCCCAGCCGTTTCTTTTGTGGGTTTCGTATTTTGCTTTTATGGCCTTCGCTTTTAATTTAATTAAATTTTGCGGGCCATAGTTCGCTACTACGGCGTCTATTTGGGCTTCCGTAAGTTCTGAAGACAAATAAAATATAAAATCGGTTCCAGAATTTACAATAGCTTTTACTACGCCGGGGTAAAGGGTTTCGAAATTAGAAGATAGCATAGCGCTATCTATTTGTTCGGCTATAACTCTATTTTTAACGATTAAATTTTCCATAATATTATAGTATTGCGGTGTTTGTTAGTACTTCTACGGTAAAAGTCTTGTTTCTAATTGTATGCGTCCCGTTTCCCGCGTTAGAACCATTAGCGAAAACGGTAATAACGTCGCCAGGTACTACGTCTTGTTGGTAGTCCCCCGTTTCTAAACAAAAAGAATGTTGTTCGTTTGCAAAAGTCAATACATCGCCTTGCGTCATTAGTGGGATTGGGTTAACCCCGTTATTTTTACGTATTTCGAATCTTACGGCCACGGAAGACGTTTGCACCCTATTACAAACAAGTCTAGCCTTCATTTTACCGGCTCTTTGTATTGTATAAGTTAAAAAAGGAATCGCTACCAGGGTGGCCCCGGTTAAATTAGTTTGTGCGGAAAAGAAAGCGGTAAACCTTTCGATTTTAAAAGCGTCAGTACTTGCCGCCGGCCCTTGGGGTCCAGTAGGTCCAGTAGGTCCAGTAGGTCCAGTAGGTCCAGTAGGCCCAGTAGGTCCAGTATTTCCTATAGGCCCTTGCGGTCCAGTAGGTCCAGCCACCGAAGCGAATACTATATTATTTATAGTACTTACGCAAAGTGCGACGTCGGTATAGGCTACGCCTTCTACGGTAAAGTTCGGAAGTTTCCAAACGTCTACGATAAAAGATTTACCATTTTCGAAACTTTTAATTTGTATAGAATTACCGTCCACTTTTTGAGCGTAGAAATTCCTAGGGTAATCGGTAGACTCTATACCTTTTTCGATCGTAAAAAGAGTCGCGTTTTTTATTTTAAAATCAGTCATTTTTGGAAATGTTAGAAAATGAATATTGTCTTCTTTGTGTTTCTTCTGTTTGGGTACTTGTTCCACATATCCCCGCGTAACAATCTTTTATAAGGGCTTCGTCTTTTATAGTAGCCAAAAAAGCTTCGAATTGGACGAAATACGTTTCCGCATTGTTATAGTGTTCGTTTTTAACGCTTCTTAATTCATTTATCGGGACCGGTAGACTATCCTGGTTTAATTTCTGGACTACTCCGAACGGGGTATCTGTGAAGCCGTGCCTAAAAAAATAGGCTGCATAGCTTGCGTGGGCTAGTACTCTTTTAAGTCCGAAAAAGTAAGAAACTTGGCCGGAAGAATCGGTAAAAGAACCGCCGCACAATAATTTTTCTATAATTGGGTCGGTAAGATTATTAACTATTTTATCCAATAGGCAAAAGCCTATTTTTGGTAGTAAATAAAGGTTTTGTTGTTCCCTAATATAGATACATAACTTATCCCAGTCGCAATGGTTAGCGACCTGGCCGATACAATCGAAATCCGACTTATCTATTATTAAAGTTTCTAAATTACATTGCCCCATTTTTATTCTGTTTTTGTAGTTACTTCGCCGCCTATCATTTTAATAGCCAATTCTTCGCTAACCCCGTAAATTTCTTTAATAATTTCGATTGCGCTTTCTTTAGATATTTCTTTTAAGGCTACCGATTTTACTAATTTTACTAGAGAATCGACCCCACCTACAGAACCTTTTAACGTAGCTTGCGCTTGTAGTCTAGTTTGGGCCGCACTATCTATGGAAGTTTCGGCAATCAAAGGTAGAATTTCGTTTTCAATATCGAAAATATCATAGAATAAATTTTCGAATTTATCCCTTAAAAATTTGGTACCGTTAGAATAAAGCTTTTGCGCTTCCACAATACTAGACCCAGAAGAACCGAATACGCCCCCGTTTTGGTCGTTAATTAAAACTTTTGGTATATCTAAATAGCATTTTGCTATAGCGTCTTCGAAGGCTTTTTCGTCTAATTCGAATTTTTTACTATCGTAAGAAGATTTTAATTGTATCGGGACTATTAACTTTGTAGGATCTTCTACAAACTCCGGCGTCGAAAAGTTGAAAACACTACCGGCGTTTTCCGCCCCTAGCCATTCCTTACTAGTTTTATCGAAATTTTCTTTTGTTGGTTTATCGAACCCATTTAATATAAACATAGTTTTATCTTGGAACCCTTTTCGTATAGAGTTGTTTCGATATAAAGCTAGTCTAAATTCCGAATCGGCGTCGTAAATAGCTTGGCCCGAAAGCCACGCATAGGGGTATTGGTTAGCGTTATCTAAATTAAAAAATAATACTTGCCCGCGGTAATTCCTAACCAGGTCCGTAGTCTTGTCGGAACCTTTGGCGTCTTTTATTCTTTGGGCCGTTACGTTCTTCTTATTGAATGGGTAAAACCATTGGGCCTCGTTGCTTTTTGTTTTTGTAAAACTGAAAATCGAAGATTTTTCCGCCCAGTTTTTATATATTATATTACCCGAATAGCCTAAATAATCTACTTTGGAAACCCTACATTTTTTATAATCTAGGACGTCGAAATAGTTTACTTCGCCTTCTACGTCGAAGTTTAAATGGATAAAAGCGCCACGGTGCGTCTTTACCGAATCGACCACTAATTGTAAGCAATCGTTAAGATCTATTAATTTACCCGCGCGGGATTTAATTTCTTTGTCTTTGTTTTTGAATCCCTTACCGAAAATATATTGCCCCAATTTATTGGCGCAGCTATTAGCCGATTTCGAATTTTTTTCCGCAATTTCTATCCTATTAGGGTATAAATTATCGACGTCATTTTTATAGATATTCGTTTGCTTATCTATAGAAATGCTTCTATCGAATAATTCGATTAAAGAAATGGCGTATTTAGTAAAATTTTTCTTTGGGTCCATTTTGTAGAATATTAAAAAAACAACGTATGTAAAAATACGTTGTTTTTTCTATATATGAAAATATTATTTTTTATTTTCTGCTTTTTTAGCTTCTGCTTTTTTAGCTGGCACTTCTGGCCCCATAAGGTCCGCTTCTGCTGCTTTGTCCGCTGCTGCTTTGTCCGCTGCTGCTTTGTCCGCTGCTGCTTTGTCCGCTGCTGCTTTGTCCGCTGCTGCTTTGTCCGCTGCTGCTTTGTCCGCTGCTGCTTTGTCCGCTGCTGC